GGGGTTTGCGATGATGTTCTTCGCCTTGTAATCCGCGATTGCCGGGGCGTTGACCTCCGGCACGACCAGGGGAATCTCCGGGTCCATGCGCCAGGCTGCGGAATTGTCGATCACGACGATTCCCTTTGCGGCTGCGACGGGCGCAAAGCGGAGGCTGGTGGCGCCGCCCGCGGAAAAGAGGGCGATGTCGATATCCTTGCCGTCGAAGCAGGTATCGGTCAGCTCCTCGACCACGTGGGGCTTGCCCATGAAGTCGATGGACGTCCCCGCGCTGCGGGCCGAAGCAAAGAGAAAATAATTCGCCGCCGGAAGCTTTCGCTCGGACAGCACCTCAAGGAACTTGCGCCCAACCATTCCGGTTGCGCCTACGACGGCAATGTTGTACATGTTAGTGCCTCCTATAAAGTATTAAAATTCTCAGCGGCAAAACCGCGGTATCCCCTGTTCGGCCGGTTCGGCATTTCGGTTCGCCGTTTTTCGCGAAATCCCAGACAGCCTTCGACAAATACGACGAAAGGCAGCCTTGGACGGACTGCCTTTTTACTGCGACTCTATTCCCCGGCAAAAACGCCGACATAAGCCGAGCAAGAAGCACCCCGCCAAAATGGCGACAGTCGCGGAGCTGTTGGCCCCGCGCCCAGGAAATGCGGCGCCGCGAAACGCACCCCTTCGGCATTTTGCCCTTTTGCGCGGGGTCTGGGGCTTGCGGCAGCCTCTCCCGCGGTACTGATGCTAAAATGCGCCTCTATCTTGCGAACATGGAACGATTTTATCACCCTCCTGCTCGTCCTGTCAATACGGCAGTGCCGGGCGCGGCAAAAAGCCCCCAATTCGGGCCTTCGCTGGGGCGGGAACGATTTTTAAACAAAGTACTTTACAAACCCCAAGACATGCTCTATAATAATCCTTGTGCTCGGGGCATTAGCTCAGCTGGCTAGAGTGCCACACTGGCAGTGTGGAAGTCAGGAGTTCGAATCTCCTATGCTCCACCAAGCAAAGAAGCCTTAGAAATAGGGCTTCTTTTCATTTTCCTAGACAAATAGGGCGTTTGCGCTGTTTGGCTTATGTTGCTAATGTGTAACATATCTAACCTTTATTGCGCCCTTTTCGCCCATGATATGTAATGAAATATGTAATGAAATTTGCGTTGGTTCGCCCAAAAACAAAAACACCCGCCAACCGAAGCTGACGGGCAATCAAAGCGGGCCGTGTTCAATCCCGCAAATATTCAACCGGAATCCCCCAGCACCGGCAGTAGTCAATTTCCATCTGCACGCCCTCGCTGGCCCTCGACGCGACAATCATCTTATCGCACTTGTCCAGCAGTTCAATGCACAGCTCCATTTCCTCGTCATAACCAATCTCGTCATATTCAAGATGCCCGAAGCAGAGCAGGGGCGTGATATAGCAGTTGTCCCGGTCGGCAAGCTGCAGCGCGTTTGTGATCTGTTTCGCCCGCTCAACGTTCCTCGGATCGCCGCCAAACTTGTGCGCAACGTAAACTAGCATTCAAGGTACTCCTTCCCCATCGGTACAAATTCGGCCCTTGTCGGCCCGAACACGATCCCGCACCCCAGCGTTTCGCGGTGCTTGGAGTATTTGCCATACGCAAAGGCATACGCCTCTCGGTTGATCCCGCAACCAACGTTCATCCCGAAAATCGTCTTGGTCTTGTTTGTCTGGTACGCCACGCCGCCAAACGCATGGGAATGCCCGATACAGACCGACACGCCCTCATTGACCGCCTTGTTCAGCGCACCGTTTTTACCCGTCCAGTTCAGCCCGTGGGCGTACAGCACCCCGTCAATGATGGTTTCGTCCTCGACCTGCGTCCAGCCATCCGGCAGTTCCAGCACATCGTCAATATCGCGCAGGAACATGCTGCCGATGCCCACCGTCGCGGCCTGACGTTCAACCCGCACATCGTGATTGCCCTTGATGCGGTCGCACTCGGGGATCACCGTGGCATATATTTTCAGCCGTTGCCGGGCAAGGTCAAGTTCAGAATACGCGCCTAGCGCACACGGTTCCGCACCATGCCGGGAAATGGCGTGCATGTCGATCAGATCGCCCAGGCAGATAAAGGATTTCACACCATGTTTTGCCGCCGTATCCTTGAGAAAATAGGGGAAATTAGGCATGTCAAACGGTGCGTGTGGATCGGAAAACACCAGCTTGGGGTACGCAGTTTTGTAACGCGTCACGCGCCGCAGGTATCCGCGCACCCGCTCCTCCACCTGTTTGGCCGTCAGCCCGGCGAAGTATGGGGCAAGCTCGGCATACACCTGCGCCCAGCTTTTGCCCTCGTCAAATTTCAGCCGGGCTGCCGCTTCCTTCCAGCCCTCGCCCTGCATGGACTTATTCCAAATCTTCGCCGGATTTGTCCCGGTCGGTCATCACTGCATCATACCCGCCATTCGCGGCCAGGGCGACAACCACGGCATTGACCACGCAAAGCCCCGCGGCCGGCAGGTCCAGCGTGCCGGCGATGGCGTCCGCGGCGAGCAGTACGCCCAAGGCGATCCCATACGATACCAGCCGCGTCGGGAGCTTGTCCAGCGGTCCCCAACCCTTGATCAGCTGGGTTACGAGGGTGACAGCCAGCACCGCGCCAGCATAGGTTCCCAGGGTTGCCCAGGTGAAGAATTCATTCATTGTCTTTCCTCCTTTTTTGCTTGACAGTAGACTATTTTTTGCGTACTATTAATATAGGTCGGGAACGCAAAGGCCAGTGTACCCATCCCCGATGTGAGGCGGGGCACCGGTTAAATGATCCGGAAACCGATAACGTCTGGCCGCGAACAGCTATGTGATTGCACATGGCTGTTTGCATTTATCAAAGTTGTCCCAGCAGCCACCCGACCGCACCCGCCGCGATCAGGCCAATGACCTGCGTGATCAGCGCATCCCAGCGTTTGCCGCCTTTGCCCTCAAGGCTCCGCAGCCGTTTTTCGTGGTCGCTGATGTCCGTCAGGGCCGCGTCCAGCTTCGTCTCGATGCGCTCCAGCGTCTTTTCTACATTGCGCATCCGCACCTCCATGTCTTCGCCGCTCATGCTTCTCACCACGTGAACAGGCCCAGCGCCTTGTTCGTTTCCTTCCCGTAGATTCCGTCAGCCCTTAGGTTGCGATGGTGTTGGAAGAGCATCACAGCGGCCTTGGTTTTCGGCCCGTAGACCCCGTCCGGCGCGCCGGCGTTATACCCCAGGCTGTTCAGTTTGCGCTGAAGCTCCTCAATGGCGGCCGACCTCTGGAGCTTGTTTTTGACGTACTTGAACACGCACGGAATACCGCCGAACCCCGGCGTATTCGTGCCACTGGTTTGTCCGTTCCAGCCCCATCTAGCGCGGTTCGTGCGCGTGTCGATATGGATGTGCTTGACCTTATCCAACTCGCCCGATTTGGCCAGATACAGGCCGATTCCGCCGATCTCCGGCAGGGTTTCCGCGAACTGTGCCAGCTTGTAGGCCGGAACGCCCGGGATGTAGAAGTCCAGCCCCCTGCCATAACAATGTTGGCTTGTCTTGCTCCCGGTCCAGTTCAGCGCATCACGATACCCGGCAGATGGTTGAGCCAGATATGGCTTGTCCGTTCCAAGGTTTTTGTTGCGCAGGAGTGGCCGCACGCCGAACTTCGCATAGAACTTTTCGAGTATGTGCGCAAGGGTTGTATCCAGCTTGATCTTCTTGTGGTTGGGATACGCCCAGAAGTCGCCGACGGTGTAATGTTCCGTCAGCCGCTTCTCCTTGTCGGTTTCGGCAAACTCATGCACGCCCTTTTTGAGCTGTTCAATCGGAGTTGTCGGCTGTGCGGGGTCGGGCGGTCGGTCTATCAGATATTTCTCCTGCACCCAGCCGCATTTCCCGTCCGTAATCAGGGCGCGTCCGTCCTTTCTGTCCAGCACCGTCACGGATTCACCGTTCCGCACATAATCCACAACGGCGCCGCCCGATTCGGGAGTTTCGCGAACGGACAGTTTGTTCCCGTCAGCGATTCCGGCGATAATTTTCTGTTCTCTCAAAAACTGATCTCCTTTCTTGTCTGGTTCGGGTTTTGGTTCATCGAACCGATACGCAAAACAATGATCGAGTCGCAGAATATCTTCGGCGGTCATGTTGGCCTGCCCGTTATCACCCCAGCCTGCCCCCCAGCTATTCAGCACGCGGATTGTCCCGTCAGGATTGACCCGCCACGCACTCATGGCGTGGGTTGTTTCCCTTTTCGGCGCAAGGTGTGGCCGGAAAAGCCCGTCAGCATCGACCGGATAAATCCCGACGCTCGGTACAGCGACGCCGAACGCGACATACCATTCGCCGTTGATTGCAGCCATCAGGTCAGCCACCGATGTGATCTTTTTGTATTCCTTGATCTTGTACTTGGCCGCGATAGACTGATAGGTGTATTCGCGCTCCATCAGCCACAAACGGGCTATTTCGGTGCTGGTCGGTTCAACGCTGTAATCGCCCTTGGGAAGTGCGCCGTACTGCATGAGCGCGTCCAGCATGTGATTGATGCCCGCGCCCCGCTGGGTGCCGATTGCCATGAGCCAGTTTGGGTCAAAGTCTAGGCCGAAATGATGCTTTAAGCCGTAGCAAATCGCCCATGCTTTGCAGTTGTTCAGATAGCCTTGGTCGATGGCGGGAGGGATGGTTTTCATCCTGCACCTTTTCTTTCCGCAATTTTGTTCACGCGACCTACATAAACAGGTGTCGGTTTTGCGGGCGAGAGCCTCCGCCCAAAGCCTTTTCCGCCGCCACAATACGTTGGGCGATAACGCCCGTCAATATTAACTCCGCCTCCACCGTACTGGGCTTCTGTAGCCATATCATTCACCCCTTTACATGCTTCTTCTCTTTGGAATGCTTTTCATCAAGGTAAAGCAGCGTGTCAGCGTAATATTTCATTGCGCTGGCCAGGTGGTCAGGTGTACCGGGGCCACCGCCACAACCATACGGAGCGGGTTTGTATAGCACTTCATACTTAGGCTTTTCCATGTTATTACCCCCTCGCCGCTTCAATCGCCGCGTTCAGTTCGTTCGGATCGACGGGGTTCCCATCAGCATCCGCGATATAAAACGTGCCTGTCGCATCGTCATATTTCCATTGATAGGTTTTGCCGTCCTCGCCCGTCCAGCTTTCGGGCTGGGGCAGGGGCGGGCGCACGAACCTGTCGTCGCCCGTTGCGGTCATGTCAAAGCCCCAGCCCTCGAACACATAATCCGGGGCCTCGGCGAAGAGGATGTCCGGCGCGAAGCGGCCGACGGTGGATTCAAGCGTGGGGAACTTGCTTGTGGCGTCCCAGTGGCACAGGTGGTTTTCGGTGCCGGGGAACGCGAATATTTGAAAGATTTTCATGATGCCTCCTTATGCGTAGTATTGGATGATGATAATGCCTTGGCCGCCGTTGAGCCCGCCATAGGACCCACCGCCTGCGGCAATCCCGCCGGGTATGCCTGTGCCATCTCCTCCGTTGCCATTAAGACCGTAACCGCCACCGCCGCCACCGGCTCTGGAGCCTCCGGCGCCGCCTTTGCCGCCAAATCCTCCACCTCCGCCTCCTGCGCCTTGGCTGTTTACATCAATATAAGCACCTCCTGCGCCTCCATCTGCGCCATAACCTCCTCCGCCTCCTCCGGCACCGTATGAACCTCCGCCACCTCCGTTGCCGCCTTTGCCTCCATAGCCACCGCCGCCGCCACCACCTCTATAAGTGCCGGCGCCCGTCGTTGCCCCTCCAGCGCCTGTGCCTTCAAACTCTAGTCCTAGTCCGACGGTGTTCGTCCCTGCCGAACCGGATTGTGCAGGATTTCCTCCGTTGCCACCGTGTGTGCCTCCACTTCCGCCCAGCTTGCCATATGACGCACCGCCGCCGCCACCATAGGTGCCTCCGTTGCCGCCATTGCCAGAGGATGTGCCGCCTCCCCCTCCCCCACCTCCATACGAGCCGTTGCCGCCAGCACCAATTCCTCCGCCGCCTGCGCCGCCGTCAGCATTACTTCCCCCGGCAGCTGATAAATGCGTGCCAAACGAAGTGGTGCCGCCCGCTCTTGCTGTGGAGTTACCACCAGCACCAATGGTAATAGGGATTATGTTTCCGGGAACAACCGAAATCGCCCCGCTATACGCCATGTGCCCACCACCACCGCCGCTTCCTTGATAGGTTGTAGTCCCAGACCCTGCCGCCCCTCCCCCAAACAGCCTAACCGCCACGCTGGTCACGCCCTTCGGCACGATCCAGTCCTGATCCCAAAGGATAATCTCGGTGCGGAGTTGTTTTTTGCCGCCGCCCGGAAAATTACTTATCAGCATCAGCCCACCTCCGTAATCACAATCGGAATATTAATCGTCGGCTTGTCCCCGTCAGCCGTGATCGTCACGCTCCCCGCCGCCTGTGCGGTCTTGGCCAGCATCGCATCTCGTGCCGCTTCGCGCTGTGCCGCTGTGGCTGTATCGGCCAGTCCGATCAAGCCTTTCGCGCCAGCCGGGAGTCCTGTGACCGTCACCGTCTGCGTGTACGGGCCAGTGCCTGTCCAGCCAGCGGCGGTTAGGGTGGCTGTGCGGAGGGTGGATTTTTTAGCAACTGCACCAAAAGCATCATTCACGGTCGGGTTTCCGGTCAGGCCAAGCCCGGTCGCTGTTGCGTCTGTGAGCAGGTTCGCCTTATTCAAAACCGTACCCGGTTCTGTAACCGTGCCGGGAACCGCCGTTAAGTCGTATGTATCGCTTGTGCCACCAACGGGCGTTAGCCTGTACCTGTTCGGGTATTGAACCGTCCTGTCTTTCATGGCAAAATCACCCCTTGACCACAATTAAATGTTCCGCAATACCGCCAAGCATCGGCGGTCAAATCTGCATATGATTTCTTCAACGCTTCAAGTGTGAGCGTCGCGTCGTCCACGGCTTTCAGTATCGCTTCAATGTCGTTTGCTTCCGTTACCGCCAGCCCCTGCACGTCGGTCGGCGTTGCTGGCGCTTCGGCAGGAATCGCTATGACAGCGCGAATCGCATTGATGTTTGAAATGTATCGCATCATCTGCGCTTCGAGCGGGATATCCGCAACAGCCCAATTCGTCTTAACTGTCAGGCTGATCGGGTGACTGTACGGCACATCAAACAGCGCATCAGGCGCAACGCCAAGCGAGTTAAGATAATCCGCCAACTCGCCGGGCAAATCATTGAACCGCCCGACCAGATACGCCACCGCCGATTCAACGCGGTTCAGGTCGCTTGCATTGTACGCGCCTTTTAGCCCGGTGGCCCACTCTGCAGTCTCTGCGGGTGTTGCTGTCCGTTTGATATACCTCTCCCGCAGTTCGGCCCGGTACTGAGTGTCAGATTGCGTTCTGTCCGTTATCAGCGTGTCAATTACGCTCATTCCGTCACCCGCCCTTCAAACTTACCACGGAACGCGCCAGCATATCTGTATTCAATGCTCGTCACACAGACTGAGTTTGTAGCGTACTTGTTTTGTGTCGATATCTTATCAAGTGCATCCAGACGCGGGTCGGGCCGATATTCGCCTGACAGCGTTTTGCGCCCGGCCAGACTTCCCTTTACCCATACAGCCACAGCGTTCGCAATCGTGCTGTTCTGGATAAGCGGGTTCTTGATCTTCTGCACTTCGCCTGTGTCGCTGTTTACGGCCGTGCCTAGTCCGTCATTCACGTCAACGGATTTAAGTGGCTTGGAGAGCTTGTATTCAGCGTTCGCATAGCTCACAAACTGGTCAATCAGATAGTCCGTCATTGTTGCAGAAAGCGGGGCAATGATGATGTTCCCGCCCCGGTCAATGTTGAGTGTGCAGCACGCGGCGTTCGCGCACATCTGCAGGACTTCCGCAAGCGTATAATCAAAATCCACATTGTCGTCACGGTCAACGGGTAGTGTGATCGTTACGCCTGACAGCGAAGGGCTGATGGTCCACTTATCCGATCCGTCCGGGTTGGTTGGCAGGTTCGCTTGTGTGAGCGCGTCAATCGCCAGCTCATATAGCGTCATGGTCGTGTTCACGGGTATCGCATATGTTGCGCCCATGAAATCAATCAGGCTTCGCGCCGCGAACCTCGCCGAAATACCGTTTGATGGCGTTTCCCATTCGCTCATAAAGAACGTTCCGGCCCTAATCCACTCAATTGCGCTTCCTATTTTATAGCCGTAGCGCACAACGATTTCCTGCCGTTCAAGCAGGTACTTCGTCTTGCCTTCCGGGTTGTCCGGGTTCCATTCGCCCGTAATGTTGCTGATCTCGAAAACAACCGAACTGTCAGGCAGATTAAGCGACAAAATATCGGATTCTAGCTTGTGGTTATAGCCAAGCAGCTTGGTCTTGTCGTAAACCGTCACAACGCCGATGATAACTTCTTCGATCCTTGCGCGGCAATGCGGCAAACACCACTCGACAATTTCAATCTCTATCTTGTTGTAGCCTGTGATATCTTCTTCGACCACGCTCTGGACGCTTGTGTTATCTGTGACCTCAAACGTCTTTTTGAGCGTTGCGCCGTTGTAAACCCGCACAATGAAGTGCCGCGCCATTTCGTCGTATGCGGTGCTCCATGTAATCGTAAGCCCCGGAATTAGCGTCGTGTATACTTCGTCAAACGATATGGTAATGACTGGCCGCGATGCAAACATGCAATTCGCGCCGCTCATAACCGCGCTGTTGAAGCCCGTGTCGTCCGAAATTACGCTCGGCTTCAAGCCCAACGAGCCGTCTAGCACCCACCCGTTTTGTTCCAGCGTTATAAACCGCGCAAAGGTTTTCTCCAAACTGTTCGTTATCTGCGCAGTGTTCGAGTAATCCATGTGCCCGTTGTCCACAGCCGCCGCGTCAATCTGCGCGTCAGGGTCTGCAACGGTGTACTGAACTTCCACGAAACTAACCGGAACAAGTTTGGGGCGGTCAGCATAGTCAAAACAGCCAAGCGTTTGCTTCCAAGCTGTTGAAACGTTTTGCATGATACCGCCCCTTCCTATACCTCAATCAACGAAAGTTTTGGCTCCATGTACCCCGTGATCATGCCCGTTGCGGGATTGACCATGTGTGCGCCGCTCGTTGTCCGGTCGCCTACGTACATTTCACGGGTTGTCCAGCTATTGGTTAGCTGGTTCAGGAATGTCACGTTATTGTAGAACTTCCCTCCGTATGCCGTATTGAACAGGCGCATAATCGCGCTCCATTGCTCTGCCGTCAGATAGTTCCATGACATTTCTACCTTTGCCACCGATTCCCGCACAACGGCCCCAACCACAAACCCGCCGACATTTCGGGCCGCGTCAACTACGGTGCTTTCAGTCCCCACATAAGTGGAGGGGGCGGGTAAATCGACCGCCCCGATGCTTACCAGTGCTCTACCTGTCATAGTTCAAAATGCCCCCCGTCGCCAGCGCAACGCCGCGTCTTTGGCGGGTCGTGCGTACAGACGATTCGATCTGCTTACCGTCAAGGTACACCTCGACCGACATATTGCCGCCGCCCGACTCACCTTGCGCCGCTACAACTGCCTTGTATACCGCCGCCGCAATGCCGTTTTCGATCTGATCGTTGTTGGCACCCGCCGTTCTGCCGCCGATTGTGCCGACCATCTCTGGGCCGGCTTCGCGGGCGATGAACATTTCGCCTACTGATGGGAAGCCGCCGGAAGCATATGGGCGCACCACAGCGGCTGTTCTCTTGCTATCGCTACTGCCCGTTCCAATGTCGATTTTTACGTTAGCCGCCGCCGTCAATGCAGATTGAATCCATGCGGAAACCCTGCTGAAAAACCCCCCGCCAACGGAGTCTCCTGCCGACTCACCAATCGCCTTGAGCGCGGGCGCATTATTGTTCATGCCTTTTTGCACTTCATTTTTGAACGTTGCGGCGGCCTCTGCCGCGCTTTGTTCCATTCCGGCATTTGCACCTTCGCCGAAGTAGCCGATTCCGTCAACGCCAGCCTGCGTTATTGCGTCCTGAGCGCTGTCAACCCCTTGCTTTAGGCCAGAGGGGAAGTCATCGGGCAACTCAATGCCCATCAGCCGCAGGTTTTCTTTTAGCGTGGGGGTCATTTGTATAAGCCCATCGCTGACAGCCGTCTCAACCGCATCGATGTTCGCCCATATACCCAGAGCCATCGTTGCCGGGACTTCACTACCCGCGCCCTCAACGGTGGAAAGCAGGTTTATCCATTCTTGGTTTGTCGTGAACCCTGCGCCAAGCGTGTAGTAAATTGCATCCGTACTTCCAGCGACAGCACCAAGCGCGTTAGAGCTGTTTAGGCTCTCAACCAAGCTGGCTGTCAGCTTGTTTCCGGCCTTCATTGCTTCTTTGGCTATCTCTGTTAGCTGGGTCTGTGTCGGCTCCATTGCATCGTACACCGTCTTGGCTGCGAACCGGACTTCCTCCGTATTGCCAGACCTCAACGCTTCCGCCGTTGCGCTATAAAGATACTGAACCGTTTCTTTTGCGGTTATGTCGGCCCGTGTCCTGCCAATGCGATAGTTCGCAGCACTGAACATGTCATACGCACGCGCCGTAATCGCATCATAGTCAAGCCCGCTTATGGCCTGTTCAATTTCCGCGCCGAACATATCTTTTGTTGCGCCTGTAATGCTGATTGCAACCTCGGCTACCGCGCTCATTTTCAGGTCAATCGTTTTGCTTTCGATTTCCTTTATGCGTGCGTCAAGAGTTGCTTGGTCGATTGCGCCGGACTTGAACTCCACAAGAGCATCCGCCCGCGCCGCAACGCGAATTTGCTCCACATCGTCCATTCGATCCTGAATAACCGTTTGTAACGCAGAATGTAGCTTTGCGAAGGATTCCTGATCAAGGTCGGACATTTTCCAGTCCGCCACCGCAACGTCGATTGACGCTTGGAACTGCGCCTCCGAAACGATGGCAATAACTTGCTGCATCTCGTCGTACAGCTGCATTGCCGCATCATACTTTTCGGGAATCCACTCGCCGTCAACGAAAGCTTCCGAAAGAGTGCGCTTCATTTCCTTGCCAAGCTCGGCAAGCGTTGCCTGTGCGCCGCTCATACCTCCGCCCTGCTCCATGCCAAGCGCTTCAAAAGAGATTTTGGCCGCAATAACGTTTTGCTCCATGTACTTGTTTACGCTGGAAACATAAGACTCAACGTCGCTTTTTAGTGAAGCCGGATCAGACTCCAACCCTAGGTTGATTTTGAATCTTTCAGTGTTGATTGTGTTGGCAAGCTCTTTTATGTCGGTAAGCAGGTTTTTGGCGTTTTCACGCGCCTTCGCAACTGCGTCAAACTCCTTCGACATACCAGAGCGGCCTATTGCTTCGGCGGCCAACGCGATTTGTTCGCTCGAAAGCGCAACCTCGCCAAACCGCCGGGCCACTTCTTCAAGGTTCTTTCGCGCCCTGTCAGCCAGCAATGCCGAAACAACCGTCGCAACGATCCCAACAGCCACACCAATGCCAAATGCCACCGGGCCAGCGGCTGCACCCATACCCAACGCCTTGACAAGCGTCAGCCCTGCAATACCGCTCAACGCTGCAGCGAACGCGCCAGTAATGAACGTTTGCCAGCCAAATGCCTGAACCGTGCCTTTTTTGATTTCGCCCGTTAGCGCGCTGATCATTGCGACAACAGCAACACCTATCCCGATGGTAAGGCCAGCAGGCCCCCACAGCTTATAGAGAATGCCCGCCGCCGCACTAAACACGAATGCGCTCTTAATGAGCCCCCAAAGCGAATCGCCCAGCGTTTCCCCAGTCAGGAAGTCAGAATAGTATTTTTTCCCAAGCACAAACTCAATCGCGATAACCACGCCAGACAATGCGAGTTTGCCAAGTACACTCGACAGCCCCTTTGCCGCCGTGAGTTTTTCGGCGATGTTCCACGCCAAGATAGCACCGCCAATCAGGAGTGCGGCCTCAAGGATACCGTCAATAAACCCTTTCAGCTTTTGAACCTCTTGCGCGATTCTTTTGATAGTGCCGTCAATATTAGACTCCTTGAACATATCGGCGAACCCTAGGCCAGCAGCACCACCGCCGCCGCCGCCAGAGTCTTTGTCAATTATGTTCAGTTCGTCAATGCCGAGCAGCGCATTTTTCAGCTTCTTGGCCCCGCCCGTGGCTTTGTCAAGCCCGTCCGCATAATCGACCGCGCCCGCAGTCGCTTCCGTCCACGTAGAAGAACCGCCAAGTGCAGCAAAAAACTGATTGATTGCGTTTGCCGCAATAATGAACCAGTTCGCAAGCGTCTGAATGACGGGCATAATAGCCCTAAACACAGGCATCAGTGCCGCTCCAACGGTGTTCTTTACTTGCAGCCCAATAGACGCAAATTGAGACATTGTCGCGTTCGCTCTGGATGCATCAATGCCGCCTATGGCCTTGCTGTACAGAGCAAGGTTTCTCGCTCCGTCGCGGGCCACGTTCGCAATATTTGACAGGAGTGCGCGCACAACACGATACATCAGGATACGCTTCAGCGAAGAAACAAACTTGCTTAGGCCGCTTGCGCCGTGCTTGCTAGAGTCGCCGACGTTCTTAATTTTGCCACCAGCTTCGTCGGCGGCCTTGCCGGCCCCAGCCAGCTCATCCTTGGCCTTTGTCGCTTCGCTCGAAATGGCCTGGAAGCTGTCAGCGGCTTCAATCGCGCTATCTTTGATCCCATCAAGCTCCGCGGCAACCGTCGCGCCATCCAAAGTGGGCGCAAGTGCGCCTGCTTGCGCGCTTGTAGCTGAACTAATAGCCCCTTTCAGCGCGTCCATGCCCTTGACGTTCATGTTAACGTTGATCGGGGCCTTGATGCCGCCAAGCGCACTTGAAAGGCTCGTCAGTTTCTCAATCAGGCTTTTATTTATCGCCCTTTTGAGGGAACCAAGCGAAGTGGTCAGCGAATCAATTTCACTCGCCGAATCTGCACTCCTTGCTTGTATCTCAATCTGCAGCTCGTCAATTGTCACTGCCATCCGCCTCACCACCCTTACTTTCGTATTGCTTGTTCCAGTGCGTCATGAATGACGCGAACCGCGCCGAAGCGTTATGCGCCTGTATTTCTTGAATCTCTTTCGCTGTTTTCGGTGCTTCTCCGGTCGGTTTGTCGCCGTCCCGCGCCTCGCCATACGGTGCTTCGTGGTACGGCAGCGGTTTTGTTCCGGCTTTTGCGAACGCGTGCAGTATCGGCGAAACAGCGCACAGCGCGTCATAGATATATGCGCCCTGCCGCCACGCATCTTGATTAGCGCGTTCACGCCGTAGCTCGTGCGCCTTGCGGTAGTCGGCAAGCTGCGTATAGTCACCGTGCCAATATTCGTGGCGCGGAACGCCTATCGACATATAGAACGGGCATTGTTCATCCGCAGCTTCCGCAAATGTCAGCAGCTTTTCGTTTTCGGAGGGTGAACCTAATCCCGATTCATCCTCCACTTGGCGTTTCCCTTTGGGGTCATCGCCTCGCGTGCTTCGTTGACCATTTCAAGCAGACATTCAAGCAGGGAACCGTCCTCGCTGGATTCTTCAAGCTCGTTGAAAATTGCTTCGCGTACACGGTTGGATACGGTCGGGTGGTTCGCTTCAAACGCGGCCTTGAACAAGTCCTCCGTCATTGTCAGCGGGCGGTTGCCGTTCGCGATTTCCGCAATCAGGCCGCTCCTGTCAAGCCGCTTTACCACCTCAATGGTGAACGCAAGCGAATACTCTTTATCGTTATACTCAAAATCGAGCGTAGTTCGTGCCATTTATTTCCTCCTTAAACTGCAACCGTAATCGGCGTGGACGGTACAATAACGACCTTCATGTCAACCACTTCATTCACGCCAGCACCGACAACATACGCGCTAATAGTACCCGAAAACGCGAACTTGCCCGAAGCGCCACTTGCGCCGAACCAAAGCTGGAACTTCTTTGTGCCGGTCAGCGCAGCAATAGCATCAAAATCGTCCTCGTCGTAGTTCGCAGTAAACTCAATCGCCTGCTGGTCTTTGATACCCGCGATATAGGTGCGCGAAGGATCCGCCAAAGTGGTTGTGTCCAGCATATCGGGTGCGCCGCCCAAGTCCGGAAAGTCCTTTATATCACAAACGTCCTCCCAGCTCGGTGTTTCGGTTGCGCTTGAGTCATATTTCAATGCGACTGGATAAGTTGAAATAGCCATGTATTATGCCTCCTAAACCTTTGTAATGGCGGTGGAAGGGACAATCACAATCCTCATGTCAACAACCTCATTGACACCGGCCCCCACAATGTAAGCGGATGCAGTGCCGCTCCACGAGAATTTGCCGCTTGCGCCGTCTGTTCCAAACTCAATCGTAAACGCCGTTGTGGTCGTGAGAGCATTGACTGCCGCATAATCCACGGCAGAATAGTTCGCCGTGAACTCTAGGGCTTGCTGATCTTGAATCCCCGCAATGTAAACCCGCGCTGCGTCAGAAAGGGTGGTCGCATCAAGCATATCTGGTGCGCCGCCAAGATCGGGGAAATCCTTTATATCACACAACTTCGTCCCGCCCGCTTTCAGCGTGATCGGGTAAGTGGAAATTGCCATGCCTTTACCTCCTGTGAATTACGTTATCTTTGCTGATCGTCGCTCTGTAACGAGCGACCATCCTGTAAATTGAAGCGTTTGCGTTCGGCGCTTCCATCGGGCCGCTGCCTACGCGGAGAAACCCCATGTTTAACATCTGCGTGTCGATAATTTCCATTATGGATTTACACTCTGCTTTTCGTCCTGCCCCCTTATTGGAGTAAGCCTCCCACTGCCACATAACCGTTGCGTGGTTTTCTTGACCAGATGAATCCAGCGAACGCAAGTATGTGCTGTTATCCATTTCGCGTCCTACGGCAGTAGGCATGTCCGCTGGTGTTGGCTGCTTCTCGCCGCTTGCCGGATTCATACTTGGATACTTGGCTCGTAGCGCGGCTACCACGGTGCTATATACTTCATTTTCGCAGTCAATCATCCAAACACCTCCCGCGCGATAGCCTCAACCCGTTCCTCAAGCTGCCGCGCCGTCAGGTACATGTACGGCCTCGACGGAATACCTTTCGTCCAGCGGAAACGCCCTTGCTTTTCGTCGTAGTACACCCAGCCAGCTTCACCGTGTTCGTTTACATCGTACTGCCACGGCATAGTCGGGTGCGGGCTTCCTGCACCGACAACGCCTGTTCCGAACTCCACGAATGCTGCATGTCCGCAGTTCGTGAAGATGATTCCGCGCGCCCCGTCCGTGTACATCAGCCCGTCAAGGCTACCGTGCAACTCGCCGCTGTCGAACGCGCCGAGCGCCAATACTTCCTGTTTTGCAATTTCAACGCCAGCTTCGATAAGGCGCTGTACAAGTGTTTTAGCTTTTTCGTCAAGTTCCCGCTTGTACTTATCCAGTTCCTTAATCGCCGCCTTGATGGATTCCTCCGAAAGCCGGACGGTGATTTTCTTAGCCATCGTCTCCACCCACCGGAACATCCGGTTCTTCCGGAATTTCAGGGTTCTCGGGTTCCTCCGGATCTTCCGGATCTTGCGGAACATCCCTCGTCACGCTAACCTTTTGCGCGTAAACCTTTACCGCGTTCAACGACGGCCTTATTCCCACAACGCGGTAGTTGTGCGCCGTGTCGGTCGTTCCGTCCTCTTTGATGGTAGGCGTTACGCCCCACCACAGGATGGATTCAGGCGTGAGTGTGAACCCGACCTTTGGCGCAACTATAACCACCGTGTCGCTTGCCTGTACGCCGAACATCTGCACATCCGCTTCGGATTCTATGTAGGCCACGTTCCACGCGGTCTTGGTCGGCGCGGTGTAGGTTATCTCATACTCACCGATTGAATTGCCGTATTCGTCGGTCAACTCTGTTTTGCCTGAATAGTTGGCGTACCAGATAGGCTGTGTATTTTTTTTGAGCGTCCTCATGACTACACATCCCCAGTAACGCATGCTCCGTCAAGTTCAACCTCTTTGACGAAAAACTGCAAAGTCAAAACTGGCAGTTCGGTGCCGACAACATGCTCAATCTTATAGCTTGTAAGTCCGTCCGTAACATCTTGGTCGCCAAGCATAACCGTAACCTTACCTATCCCGTCATCCTGAATTGATACTTTCCTAACCACTTCACACTACCCCCACATACGCCGCGACATGTCCGCGTACATACGCTATCATGTCCTCGTACTTGAACGTCCGGCTTATGCCGTTCTCGCTATGCGCAGTCTGATTTTCAGCCCCCGCAAGCCCGTATCCAGCCACAACCGCCATAATTTGCGTCGGTTCGTACTGTGCAGGTACATCCGTCACGCCCTCCGGGGTTTTCCCAGAATAGAGCCACGCGAGGATTTCCGATTTTGCAAAGGAAAGATACACGGCAAGTTTCTCATTGCTTGCTTCTTCTTCGGTAATAAAACCTCTAAGCATTGCCAGCTTTTCTAAGTCCGTCATGCCGTGTACCCTCCCTTATTCGTTAAGAAACTGTGACTGTCAATTCCTCGGTATCCTCGCCATATCCGCGCTTGTCACAGTAAACCGTAACGGTGGCGGTGTCGCTTGCCTCGCCAACCGCCGTAACCTTGAATTTCAGTTTGGCGGTCTTTTCTACGGTTACGTGGGTCGCATCAGAAGTGGTAAGCTCCCGAATTTCAGCGCCAGCGCAAGTGACCGTGATTTCCTTGCTTTCGCCAGCGGCTACGGTCTGATTGTCAATCTCGGTAATTGTCACGCCAGAATTGCAGACGTTCACCCAGAAAGACATAACCTCGCTGTCATCCGCCTTCCCGTTACTTTCGACCGCAGAAACAGATACTCTGCACTTTCCAAGCGGCGTAGTCGCGGCGGGAGTAAGCACAAGATCGTGCTCATGGCCAGTTCCGCCCGTGATTGCCACCGCACAAATGCCGGTATCGGATGACAGCGCCGTATAGGTAACAGAGCTGATATTCGGCTGCAAGATGATGGTCTTTGCAACATTCTTCGTCAGGTTTTGATCCCGAACCTGCGTGATATCAACCTGTCTGCGAGCAACCGTAACCGGAATTGTTACGGTCGATGCCGCAAAGTCAGTGTCGGTAGGTGTCCAGGTCGCGGTGATATTGCAAGTGCCTACCGCAACAGGAACGACCGTAAACACGCCGTCAGCTTCGGTTACAGTAGCGATTGACGCGCTGCTAGATTTAACAGCCGAGAAGTCACCGAGCGCCGGGCTTGCGACCGCGAGCGTAACCGCCACGCTTGCTTCGTCCAGATAGACCGTTACGGGGTCATTGCCCGTAATCGTGGCAGTAGGCTTGTATTCACCCTCCGGCTCGATTGCGAAGATAGCAATCACTTCTTCGAGCGAACACTTGCGGTACGTTCCAGGAAGGGCGGAAATGCCCTCCCCTTCGTCCGTGACAGTGACCGCGCCATCGGCGGCAATCGCTATGCTCACCAGCGGATAGCGGCTGTTGGTTTCATCGAAAACAGCGCTATACACTCTATCCTTTATCACATAATACATTTCACTACCTCCCCGGCTTAACCGTTGGAGATGATGCGAGCAATCGCGATGTTCTTAGGGTTGCCCGCAATAGACCAGTTGGCGTTGCCGCTTGCGTTCGCGCCGAGCTGGTTGTTGGTCGGGGATTTCGTGTAACCGCTTGTCGGAATAACGAAATTGAATCCGTTCGGATGAAGGGTTTCGCGCAGCCGTGTAACGAGGAAATTGTAGCCGCCGTCTCCCAACTCGTTACGTCCAATCTCAACAGGGGTGTCCACGGGAGCCGGTGCATACTGCAACGCGCCTGTACCGAACAGGTAGGTCGTGTACTCTTTTGCTCCTGCCGCAGTTCCGCTGTCCGCTACGGGTACGCCGTCGTCAATGACGACCGTCATGCCGTTGTAATCCGCAAGGCGAAGCTGACGCTGTACGCCGTTTGCGTCTGTGTACTTGCGGAACTCCAGGAGTTCAAGACCGGCGAGGTTCGTTGCAACCTTGCTGTGCATGATGGAGAGGTTAAACTCATTGAACGCATCTCCGACAGCTTTCTGAACAGCGTCGCCCGCAGATGTCGCACCGAGTTTATTGGTAGCGGCAACGGCGGCTGTCGCGGTTGCAATGGAAAACGTGTGGTTCTGCCACTCGCCCCATGCATCTTCCGAATCGTCGGCAATGTTGTAAATGCCTTTGAGGATAGCAAGCATAATCGTCTGCCGTTGTTTCGCCCAATACCGGGCTACCTGAGAGGTAATCTGCTTCATCGGGTCTGCGCCGGAGTTGAAGTCCCGGATGAAGTCCTGATCTTTCCATGCGTGGGCGCGTCCGTACACAACACCGCTCTGAGACGATGCCGTGGGGTCGGTCACGGTGATATCTGCGTCGCCGTCGTAGTTGTCGGGCGTACCGCCGATGGTCTTATAAAACGGAATGGTGTAGTAGTCCGAGCCGTTGGAAATCAGATTTTTGATTGTGTCGTTTGCCTGAACAGCGCCGCTCTCGAACAAAGCGGTAAGCGTGGGGTCTTTTTCGTTTTGCCACTGATACAGGAAAAGTTCAGGGTCAAACGGGTAGCCAAGATAAGTTGCCATATTCTATCTACTCCTTTGTGTTGATAATTTCTTTCCAGTTGGGGTTCTCGGCAATGAACTTGATTTGTTCTGCGCTCGGCATAGCGTCGAACGTCTTCTTGTCCATTCCGCCGCCTCCGCCGCCAGCGGGAGGCTTCGGATCGCCAGCCAACGAAGCGGCGCGTTCGGCCTTTTTCACGTTCTCGATGTGGATTCCTTGGTTCGCAAAAACCTTGTCCATATCCCCATCAGCGAGAGCCTTTGCGGTTTCGGCGGCTAGTTTTTCATCGTAGCCAAGTCCGAGAAACCGGGCTTTGCTATCGGAAATAGTCTTTTCTCTGCGTAAGGCTTCGAGTTCGGCTTTCATTGCCGCCTCCGCTTCGAGCCGTTCAGCTTCCTTGCGTTCTTCTTCCGTTTGCTTTGCTTTAAGCTGACGTTTCGCTTCGGCTAGTTCAGAAGCGGTTTTGTCAAACGCGCTTTTTGCAATAAACCCCGTCAGGTCGGGTGTAGGGGCCTCGTACTTGTCGAGCAATGCCAGTTTTTCATCTGCCGACATATCAGGCTTGTAGCCCTCAAGCTTCGTAAAATCGAATGCCATTTGTTACTCTCCTTGTGCGTTTAGGTGATCTCCCACCATGCTTGTGCGATTAACGTTTTCTCTAACGTTCTGTGATTTGTTGACGCGGTTTCTCTACCGCAATAAAAATGCGCACCGTGTTTTCGGCTTTCGCCTACTTGCTCGGTGCGCTTGGCACGCTAAATATGTTTTCAGTTTTGCATCTCGGGCATATCTTTTCGATAACCCCGCGAAACAATCCCCTAAACAGCAACTTCCCGCAATGCTTACATCGGAAAGACTCAAGCAATTGCATCACCACCTTCGGGCGGGTCGGCGGCGAGCTGCGTAGCCTGCTCGGCCTTGACCTTATCGTAGTGTTCCGCGCTCATTTTTGCAGCGTCCTCCGCATCGCTGAACATCCCGCAATGTGCGAACGCCAGTGCGGGAGCTATCTTGTCACAGTTCAAAAGCGATACAAGCACCTGCGCCTTAGATTGCAGGTTCTCATAGTTTCGGCGTGTGAATCGAATCTCCACGTCAGCCAGCTTCAGTGTCGTACCTATCGTAGAGCGCACAATTGCAAGCACAACCTTCAAGAATTGCCGCTCGGACTCCTTGAACATCAGTTCGTCGGCCTTGGCGCGGGATTCTGCGCTACTGTGCCCGTCCCGCATCTGGACGGCAGCGCCCGTATCGCTTGTGCTGCTTCCGCCGTTTCGGTTCGGCATCCCGCATATGTCAAGCACAGTCTGATGGAAGTAATCAACCAGCGTTTGCGTCTGCTGCTGGTCAAGCTGCTCCGCGATAATATCAATGCTGGCCTTGTTTTCCCCGAAAGATTTAAGGGTTATAAGCCCAGCCTCATGAATTTGTTTTGCTTTTTCTTCGGGGATTTCTCCATTCGTAATAACGATCAGGCTTTGCACAAATTGAGCAATCCCGTCAAGCCTATTGCTCTGCACCTCGTTCAGCGCGTCAAGCAACGGCAGCACAATCTCAAACGCGCCCTGCCGCGCATTGTTTAACGGGTATTCCACAATGGGTATCGCGCCAAGCGCCCGGCGCTCGGCTTTTTCCAGACGCAGCCCACCGATCATGTTCTCCGCGACAAGCTCATAGTAGTGCGTGTCAGTGTACGCGCTAAACACAATCTTCTTGTCCTGCCGAACGACGTACTTCACGCCAACCAGCGGCTTTTCGCCAAGTCCGGAATGATAGACAACAAACGTGTTGCGCGGGTCAAGCGTGTAAATCTCAAACGGCGCTTCATCTTCCGTAAAGTCCGTGCGCCTATTTTGTAGCTTCGGGACAATATCACTGTTGATGTACGGCGCGTTCGGCGTAATCATTCGATAGCCAACGCCGCAAACGTACATCCATTCAGCCAGTTCTTTATCCTTTGCGGCCTTGCCGCACAGCAGCATCATGTCATTTAGTTTGCTTATTCCGTCAGATACATCATCCGTGCTGCCACGGCTCACATACTGCAACGGCTCACCGCATAAATATCCGGTTTTGAATGAAACAATTTCATTCGCCCGATTCTCAACAATCCTGTTGCAGATTTCCGGGCGGATTTCTTTTGTGCGCCGCAAAATTGGCTGTTCGCCCTTGTAGTAGCGATACAAATAGTCAATCGCACTGCTATTCTCACGATGCACAGAAAGAGCGTCACCCAATACTCGCCCAATGTTGCTTTCGTCGATTGCGTTATCATCGCACAATATTTTGTTGCGCCCTGTATATGCCAATTTCGCCGCTCCCGTCAGTCGTCGTTGTAGGTGGATGTGCTAATTAAACATTTCCGGGTTCTCTTTTATTACCTGATACAGATTCTCGGACAAGCATTCAATCAATGGTTCGTTCCGCATGTCGTCCGCGCGCCCGGAGAGAAAGAAAATCCCGTGTATAATCTCATGCAGGAGCGTTACTGCCTTGTTATCATGGTTTTGGTTCTCATAGATGAATATCTCGTTGCGTTCATACGCAATGCTGCCAAGCACGTCATTCCCGCAATCGTCGGAACGGTGTTCGCCTTGCGTAATCGTGTACTCCCGCCAGCCAATCTTGACTTTTTCAGGTATGTTCATCCGTCCTCCGTGCGCAATGCGCCGCCACCGGTTATGTATACAGTTTTTCTTACTTACATTATACCACAAAATAGCAATATGTCAACTATATGTAGTATGTCATATGCTTGCTCTGCGCTATATATTGTGTATTCGCCGATTTTGTCGCATCGCGTGTTTATGCAATCACCAGGGGCGTTTGCCAATCTCTACCCGCGCTGTAGTTCCGTGGTACAATTCATCAGCAAGCATAGCAAGACTATCCGCCGCGTCGTCGTGAAACAAATAAAAAAGCCGCCCTTTCGGGCGGCGTGTTTGCTTATTCCAGTCCGAGGGCTTGTAGCGGGGGTTTCCCTCTGCTAATGCGAGAATAAACGGTTTGTCGATTAATGCCAAGCTCGTCTGCCCATTGGCCTATGGGCATTTTCCTCCCTCCATATGACACTTCAATAACGCTCCGCGTGTTGAAAGACTGCTCCTTATTGGGTATCCATGCGCAATTATTCGGACAATAGTTTTGGCTGTTATCCTTGCGCTCAATCGTCATGCCCTCGGTATACCCATTTGCAAGCGCCCAGTTTCTAAACGCAACAAAATCATCCCATTTTGCACACACCTTTATCCCGCGTCCACCATAATTGGCATAATCTTGTGATGATACATTGTTGCACCGTTTACGCATGCCCTTCCAGATGTTATGAAGTCGCGTTCCAGCGTAACCGTGTTTATAATGCATGTCGCGAAATGTAACGCTTCTTCCGCACCCACAGGTCTGGGTTTTCCCGCGAATAACTTGATTGGGGTATACAATGCTTTCCCCACCACAAGCACACTTACACACCCACATATAACGATTGTTGCGGTATATAGAACCGACAACCGTTAACTTGTAAAACTTTTTTCCAACCCACGAAGGGTCGTTTGCCCTAATTCTGGACACACTACACCTCCCACATGAATACAACCCCATTGTACGCTTCACGCAGCCTTTTGTCAAGCGTTACCACAGCCTCCTTCCAATTTCGACCCTTGCCCCACTTATGCCCTGCGCATATTCGGACAACATCGCCATTCCGTCTGGAACGTCATCGTTTTTGTTTTTTCCGGCCATTGTGTACGAACAAAGAAAATTCATCATGCGCCAGTATTCGTCTCCGTGGCGATACTTCGTTTCGTCTTTGAACAGGCAATGCTCCTTGACCCACGCCGAATTAACAATGATTTTGGTTTCCTTATTCGCAGTGGTGCGCTTGGTGGTAATATGCGTCGCACCACCTAATTCTTTCGCGCGCCCCTGCACCTTTTCGGCGGTGCGCCATCCTGCGCTGTTGCTCTCGAAGCGACAGGACTTCACCCGATGTCGCACAAGGATATTTGCCATGCGCTCATCTAATATTTCAATCGCACCATTATCACAAATGCAATCCTCGATGTAATAGTCCTGCCCATACAGATAGGCAACAGGGAGAAAAGCATAATCTGTTCCTTTTTCTTTCGGGTCACAGATTGCAATGACAGCGTCCGGTTCATCTTTTGGTAGTTCAAAATATCGGCGCAAATCGCCTGCCTGATATAAAAGCCCTTCACGCTCAATTGGTTCATTCATATACAACGCCCGCCAGCTTGCATCATCCATTGTGCGACGTATATCCTCGTAGGATTTTTCCGTAAAACCAAGGCCACTCCCATAGTCAAAATTACTTTTGCCCTTATCGTTGAGTGCTGGCACAACAATAAATCTCGCCCTATCGCTGCCTGCATACTCGCGCTCAAGCCGTCCTATAACGTCATGACACGACCAACGCGTCGCAATATGAAGCTCCGGACATTCACCAATCCTGCTTGGCTCTTTACGTTGCTTTAAGTCGGTAGAATACTTGCCCCACAGGTTGTCCATGCGTTCGCGCGACAACGCTTCCTCGATGCCGGAACACAGGTCATCACAGTACAGCAACGACTGCGCACGAACCTTACCTGCATTTCCAGAGCCAATGGAGCTAAACTGCAATGTGCTAAACCGCCGCGCGTTGTCAACGTCAATTTTCATGTCTTTTGCGTTGGTTTTTACGATTTTTGACGCAGGAAAAACATCGTTCCACAAATACTCGCCGCCCGGCTGCATTGTTCGCAAACATTCCTCATATACGCCTTGCAGGAAAGAGTTCGAATGACTGCCGCCAAGAATCGGGAGATCCGGGCGCTTTCCCGCAAGCCACGTGAGGTAAAATATCGCAAGCCCCGTCTTTCCCGTTCCCGGTGGCATTGATACGGCCAGCAAGTCAAGTTTACCGTCCGCCATTGCCTGCAACCCATCCACAATAGGCTTTAGTGCTTTTGCGCGGTGTTGATAAAATCGCTTTTCTACCGGGCGATTCCATTCAAGGTAAATGCAGTACGAATCAAAATCATCCTGCGCCATATACAGGTACGTCTTTTTGTTCAGTTCGTAAAATTTTGCAATCTGCTCCGGGTCTTTTCCTTGCATGACGTGCCGGGCAGTTTCAGCGCGGAGCCAAAGGTTGTGCTCATACGACTTTGCCTTGTCCTCTTTACCGAGCAGTCTTAATGTATCAAAATAATCTTGATAAGCCTCGAATTCAGGTTTTCGGATTATGTGCATCTTGATGTTTTCCAATATCTGTTCAATTTGCATAAAAATAAGCGCCCTCCATTAATCATTTTTGGAAAGGCGCTCGAAGGCGCTCGGGTTTGTTCCGTGTTGTATTAATCATCCCATTCTTGTATTATTAGATTAGTATGATGGTTAATCCTGATTGCATTGGGGAAATCGTTCTGGTCAACATTGTTTTTGCTTATTAGTGACGCGACGCCATTTCGTACGTCACCTATATAAACCTCGTATCTGCCTGTTTCGGGATGAATGAAAAAACCATTTCGTGGGAATCCGTCAATGCTTTTTGCATCAACGAGTTTCATTAAGATAAAATAATCTCTGCCCATTCCGTGGCAATTTGTCAACACTGTTACGCCTATGCAACTCATATTTACTCTCCTTTCATTTCAGCCCGCCCGTAAAGGGAAGGCGCTCGATGGCGCTCTGATTTGGCCTATAAATACCTACCTAACCACTTCCTGAAGCGTCCGCTCACTTCATTACGATCACGTCATAGATTTTCTCATCCTGCACATAAAACAGCACGGAGCAATCCCAAATACTAGACTTATACGCATCCATCGCCGCGACCTCATTTCCATAAACAATGCGATATGGTTCCGGCATCAGGCTGTAATCGATGTTTGACTCTGTGCATATTACATCTTCCTGCCTATAAAGCCTTACAGAGAACGACACGCCAGCTCCTTCTCGTGCAATTTCGGGCAGCAACTCAATAATACCTTCAACGCTCTCGCCATAATACCGCTCTTTTACAGCCTTCGTTTCGTCCGTATACGGGTAGACCTGACTGAAATCGCATATATCCCATTCAAAATCGGTCAGAACGTATAGCTTAAGTGCGGTATTCGCTCTGTCTCCAATTTGGACACCCCTGCATGTTTTCAGTTCAGGCGTATCCTTCAGGTTGATCGATGTTGTTGTCTGCGTTAAAAACGCCCGCTCTTTGCCGTCAGCATCATAAAACGACAAATCCGCTTCGCTCCATCGCGGCGCATCGTCCCGCTTGGGAGCTGCCATTGAACTCGCACAGCCCGCTAGCATAATCAAAACTACAATAACCGCAACCAAGCTATATTTCTTCATTTCGTCCTCCATTCGCTCACATTCAGAACAAACATAACACAGTTCTACTCCAATAATACCACATTATGGCGTTTTTTCAACCATTGCTCGCGAGTTTAGGAAGAGTAAGACCGATCCAATCACACCAAAACAGGTTCGTGCTGCCCCTTAACCCACTCGCCGCTCATAAGCGCTCGATGTTGTTAGCGTTATCGGTTATTCGTAATCTTCGTTGTACTCGTCGGGATCATCGCCCCGCATTACCCAGTTCCGCAATATCTCAATGGCTTCTTCTGGCATACCGGCAATATCGCGCAACCGTTCAAAAGTTTTATATGCCAGCTTTAGCACCCGCTTGTTTTCATCCGCTTCGTATTGTTTGGCGTATTCTTTCGATTCCGCAACGATTTGCTTTTCTTCTTCCGTCAAGATTGCGCCCATCGCGGGCATATATGTCCGCCGACCATACCCGCGCATTGTCGTTTCGATTAAATGCGGCCCGTCGCAAATGTCTGGATACGAAACAATCTCAACCTCCGACAGCTTAACGTCCTGAATAAACAGCTTTTCTGTCCCAACCATCAGCACCACATCGTACTTGTCGCCAACTTTCTTAAAATCAACAAGTTCGCCCTGAATATCACCTATGCGTCTGAGATACTTCACAACGGCGCGTTCTGGATATTTTACCGATTCTGTCAGAATCATCAGTTTCATATCGTCTGTCAGTTCAAACATTCTTATCATTTCCTTTCTGCCCTATCTGGCAATATCAGCAGTCAATCTATACCACTGCGTCCTGCTGATCCCAAGTTGTTTGCAGGCCTCAGTCACGCTAATTTGACCTCTTTTTTGCTTTTCGGCGATTTTTTCAAACCCATCAATGTTGCGCCTCGGCCTTCCACACGCGTTTCCGGTCTTGGTAGAAAAGCGTTTCCCATTCACAACCGGCATAGCGTCAATCCCTTCACGCTGGCGTTGCTTCCTCTGCTTCAAGTCATGTTCTCCATCTAGCAGTTTAACGCCTTTTTTAACCATGCCAGCTTTTATTTCTTCTTCGAGTATGCAAGCCACCACTAGAGCTAAGTTGCGCACTAGAATTTGCGGCTTACAGTTGTGCTCCTTGAAATATTCGCTTGTTGCTCCACGGCCACTTCTGGCCTTCCACCGATTCCCAGACCCCATCCCAATATAGACAGGAACTATCTCGCCATTAATCTCCCTATACCACATATACACATAATATTTTCGTTCTTCTTCTGGTGTAGCACTCTGAATGTCGCCGTATGTTACTGTTTTAGGCATTTTCGCCCTCCTTCAATATCGGCTCGTGCTGACCGGCAACCCAGCCGTCCTTTTTGCCATACCTATACATTCCCTGATACAGCTTTTCGTTTCCGATGATAACCTGAATTGTGCTGATTGAAAACTTCCCGCCGCTTTTATTTTTCCTGCCCCTTGCATTAAGCGCATCAACAATTTGCTGATAAGTTGAGCCATCACGCCTCATTGCAAAAATCTCGTTCACGGCCACAGCTTCTTCTGGCACAATCTCCAGCCGCTTGTTTTCCACTTTATAGCCATAAGGAGCACGCCCACCCGCATAGCCGCCCTTAGCAGCTTTCAGCCTCCTGCCACTGCTTGTGCGCCTTGTTATATTCTTCCGCTCCTCTTGTGCGACAAACAGCATAAGAGCCTTATAAACCTCGCCCAATCCCGTTTCATCGTTAACAACTGGCTCGGTTGCAGATATTAACTGCATCCCCTTTTTTTCAAGCAACATCATGTAGTAATAATACAACTTAATAGAACGGGCAATACGGTCACTCTTATAAACAACCACGGCCTCAACAGGAGGGTTTTGAATATCGCCAAACAAAATCTTGTCAAACTGCGGCCTGTTTTCTTTGATGCCGCTTTCACCCTCGTCTATATACCAGTCGCTAATTTGCATATTATTCTCGGCGCAATAAGCCATAATCTGTTCCTTTTGCGCTTCAACTCCAAACTTATCCTCTCCGGCCTGTGCGTCCGTAGACACCCTGCAATACGCGACCACGTTCTTCATTTGCTTGACCTCCTTTCGTTTACGATTACATTATATCGCGATTACGGGAAATGTCAAGGCTTTTTATCGTAAAAGTCCTTTTTTATTTTTTCGGCGGTTGAGGGGTTAACCCCGGCGCGCCACGGCCCAGCATATCCCCCAGCGCCCCACTCTATTTGGGCCGCCCCGGGCAGCACACGAGCGGCGGAATGCTTGACCCAGGGCGTGAGATCGCGGACAATACCATAAAAAATTACGATAAATCTTGAATTACCTATTGACAATTACGGCAAATAGGGTATAATGTAATCGTAAAGACAATTAACCACGCCACCACCCGCCCAGCGCGGGAAGAATGAAGGGAGAAAGCGTAATGACAAGATACATTACAAAAAAATTTGATGGCATGCACTATGCGTATCATTACCCGGACGATATGGGCAATGTCGGTGTTACCGCAGTGTGCGACGAGACGGGTGACATTGTGGTACTCGAAGTAAAAGACGGATTGTTTACCGGAAACATCCTTGACGAACACGGCATTGTGCTGACGCATGCCGTCGAGGTTATCAGCGAGTAAAATAAGGCCGCATAGCCCGCCAGCTACACGGCCACCGACACCCAGAACAGCCACGAACCAGGGCGGCAGGTATATTATAGCATGGCCGCCTCCAGATTAAAAGGAGGAAGTAAAAAATGAGGAACATTGACGATCTGATAAGGGCCTATTACCAAAAAAATCCGAACGGCCATTACTTTGACAGCGACACATTGAAGTTTTTCGGGGAACGCAGAAGCGACATGCGCCTACTGAAAGGAACTGTAAAAGTGAAAGACGTATGCGGCGAGGAACATGAAGCATACTGCATATCCCGATTGCAGCGCAAGTATCCCGGCGGCCCACGCAGAACATACGCATACTTTGACATTGAAACGCTTGACGACATTATCATTTAGCCCACCAGGGCAGGAAGGAGCAGGACAATGAAAAAGATAATCTACCTTGGCATGGAGAACACGCCGCATACAGTGTATGAAACGGCGCACGTACAAAATTTCCGCGTGATATATCAATACGAAAACGACGCAGGAAAGCGCGTAAAGCTGGAGGCAATACAGGACAACGCCGCATACGGCGCGCCGCACGACTACAAGCAATATCCACTAACTTGCGCGCCAACCTGCAAAGCAGGCCACCGTTACCCGATTGATATTTTGAGCAAAGGATACAGCGGGCACTATTTCCGCCTTGTCGAGGCATAACGACTGACAGCCCCGGCAGCGGGGAGAAAGGGAAGATATGTTAGATAAATTTAAAATTAAGGCCGGAACCAACAAAATAGCAATCAGAGGCGACCGAAAACACCCGCTCATTATGGCGATCATGGATTTAACCAAAGAGCAGCAAGCCGAATTAAGCAAAGTAATCGACCTGACATTATTTGACGGATACGACTTAAACATATTTGAGTGGCAAGACTAACGCAGAGTGAGCCGGAGCAATCCGGCGTAATGCGGCAGAGCCGGTCACAGGCCCGGCAGTAACCCCTTGCACGATCCTGCCGCAGAAGGTAGAATCAACCTAACAAGCCGCCCCGCCCGGCGACTGGCGGGAGAAAGGGAAGAATAGCGATGGCACAAATAGACAACTTGCGCACTAAGATAGGCACTGAGTATCTCTCTAGCGACGCCCAAGCAGACGGTTATACGGTCTACCCAGTGGACGATAACGACGCGCCAAACACCAGAGACACAGCCCCCGACGACTATATTATTATTGCAGACAGCAAACCATACCTCGTGCAAACTGACACGCAGCCTGTTATTATCGCCGTGCTAAGCGCGGAGGCCGTCGCGGAGCACCTAGACAATGGCAACGAGTTATCCCGATGGATGAGGTCATTAACTTAACGATAAGCCGCCCCGCCCGGATCGGCGGGAGAAAGGGAATACCATGAAGCTGTATGTGTACAAGCTCAATGACAACTGCCCCGCCGCATCCTGGGATGACGTAGACTACTACGAGCACGGGCAGATAGTGGCGATCATTGACGGCCCCAACAATAATGCCTGCGAGACCGTCGCCGGGGCAAGCTACTCCGATACCGATATCTACGCATGGGGCTATGAGAGCTTCGCCGACCTCCCCCGCGCCGCCGACGTGGAGCACATCTACACCTAACGGCCCGCTAACCGTAGCCCGCTTCGGCGGGCTTTTTGCAAAGGGAGATGATGCCATGTTTGTCCGCAAATACTACTGGTACACCCCGCAGCCCGACATATTGAGCGGGGGTGGCGCGACGTCATCAGGCACGATCATCAGCTCGGACTATATCGCCCAGGTGCTTGGGCAGATCGGCCTACCATGCCGACCAGCAGGGCATACGGTCGGCGCGCAGATCACCACATATCACTACGACTTGGTTGACCTGCGCGACCACGCAAAGGCCGCAAGGGCCGTCAAAGCGTTGTCCGCCGCCCTGCACGTGCCCTGCACCCTCACAGCGTCGGATAGGGCGCATTTTGCTGTACAGGTGGCACGAGTAGAGCGCGACATGATCCACTTGCGGCAAGTGGTGTCTGCTCTACCGCCAGACCGCACACCCACAACGGCGGCCTTGGGGCTGGACGAGGCCGGGCAGTCTGTGATTATCGACATCGCAAAAATGCCCCACATGCTGATTGCTGGCGCGACCGGTAGCGGCAAGAGCGTCGCGCTCAACACGATCCTGTGCGGCATGCTATACAGCGGTACGCCTACACGTTTGCAGATTGTCATGATTGATCCCAAGCAGGTAGAACTATCAGCCTATGCAGGACTACCACACCTAGCCGCCCCCATAATCACCAGCGCACGGGAAGCCGTCAAGACCCTGCAAGGCATCAACGCCGCAATGGATGCGCGGTACAAGGTCATGGCCCGCAAGCGCACCAAGAGCAGCGACGGGGCCGGATATCCGCGCCTGGTCGTGGTTATTGACGAGCTGGCAGACCTGATGCTCACCAGCAAAAAAGCCGTCGAGCAAAGCATAATCCGCATCGCGCAGCTTGGCCGGGCAGCGGGGATACACTTGATCGTGGCCACGCAAAAGCCCGTCGTGAGCGTGGTTACGGGGCTGATCCAGGGCAATATCCCTTGCAAGCTGGCCTTGCAAACGGCCAGCACGAGCGACAGCGTGCGGATACTGGGCCACAAGGGCGCGGAAAAACTACTTGGCCGGGGCGATGCGCTGCTCAAACTACCAGACAGGGTGCAGGAGATCCGCCTACAGTGCGCCTACACATCCGATCAAGATGTTGCCGCCGTTGTCGATTACTGGAGGTACAGCGCAAAACGCCGGGGTTAACCGCCCCGGCTTTCATTTTGCCCGTTATGGGATATCCCATTTCGGGCTTTTGTTTTGTGCAAACCACCACACCGCCATTAAGCCGTCTAATTTGCGTTTTAAGCGACTTTTGCGCTTAGGTGTATATTTTCCTTGCCCAGCGCAGAACAATAGCTCTACGGGCCGCCCGTGAGCTAATTTGGCTATTCAGAGCGGGACAACCACAACACATTGCGGTTCTGTGCCTTTCGCCCCACAAAACACAGCAGCCCCAGCGTTCCAAACCGGAAGGCCGGGGCTTTCTGCGCTATTCTATATCCTCGATTGATCCAGGCAGGGCGTTCTGGTACTTCTGCGCCATCTGCGCGGGATCGCTTTCTGCGCCCATTGGGTTGTTCGGCGTAACAACAAGGTCGATCTTATCTTGATAGTTCCAGTTGTTACGCCCCAAAAATATGCCCGAAACGGGGTTTATTTTCCCGTTTAGCATGTAATCTTCCCACAATTCTTCGAGCAAATCATATGCCTTTTTTATTAGGTTGGAGTGTGTCGCCCCTCGATACTCCTCATTATACCAAGTCCTGATGGTTGAGCGGTTAATTCCGATGGCATTACACAGCCCCTTTACCGTAGGTTTCATATCGTTATCTACGCAATGATTAAAGTACCACTCGATGCGTTCGCCAACCTGCTTATCATCCGATATATCGATCGGCGGCAAATTAAGGGTTGCCATTGCATGGCGCAGATACCTGGCGTTATCGCCCTTCTGCACATATTCCTCTCCAAAATTGGCTAAGTCGGCACGATTACGCTTCTGTTTGGTTTTCACCGCTTGTTCGCCGTGTGTAACGGCATCATTCATATAATCCGCTGGTTTAATGTTTGCCATTAAGCATACCTCCTGTGTCGTTATTGCTTGTCCTCGATCCCAAACAGCCTGCCCGTATAACACCGGCAAATGGTCTTCGCGTCTCTTGCGCTCAATCCTGATTCGATAAGCATCCAATAAGCCTTACCGACTAGGTCTTTTGCAGTGTTAAGATTTTCGATTGCTTCCTTGCCGAGCTCAACTTTTTTGTTGTCCATGCGTACACCTCCTTGAGTTTGATATGTAGACAGGTGACAAGACAGCCCCCGTTTTCCTATAAACCCATTTGGATTTTTGTGTTTTCTGTTACAAATAGCGTGCTATTCTGTCCATGTTTTCATATTACCGCTCCAAGTCTTTCCCTATATTCTTGTCTACCCTGTCTTGTGAAAGAAGAAAAGCTAGATAATTAGGGGCTTTGAGGGCAAGACAGGTATATAGACAGGTATATAGACAGGGTATAGACAGGGGTCACTTTTTGTGTTCATTCCTCGCTGAACGGCAAAGAAATGCCAGTCACATCCTGCATTCCGTCTACTTTCTCCCAGCATCTCTGTTGCCCGTACCCGACAATATATCGTCGTCCTGCCTTCTGCCAGTTGCTAAACCGATTCATCAACACCCCGATCTCCTGTGACTCCTTAGGATTGGGATCTTGCGGCTGGTCACCCCTCGCGCACAATGCCTCGCGCTTGATCTGCCGGATGCATACAAGCGCACCGACCTCTTGCTTGTCGAGGTAATCCTCAATTGCCCCGACGCGCCAATCGTCCTCCATCGCGTCCTCCTGCGCGTCAAGAAACTGCTGGGCAAGCTTTTTGTCGGCGTAGTTGGGCATACCGCGCCAGTCAAACCGCTGTTTCGCCTCCGCCCAGCATTGCAGGATGTACTCCCGGCATTCCTGTTCGTGATCGTGCAGCCAGTAGCCGGACGAATTCACACGCACCGGGTAGAATCTCCGGTTGCCGGTCTTGTCTTTGAGGAAGTGCTCATAGTTTGTCGTGCCGATAAAAACACACCTGCGTGGGTGTTCTGATGTGTTTTTGTCATACGGTCTCCTGTATTTATCGCGTTGCCTTGCGATGTAGGACTTAACGGCCTCCTGCTCTTTGGCTTTTGTCAAGGCCAGCAGTTCCGCAATCTCACATATCCATGCGCCTTCAAGCTGCTCAATTCCGCGCTGGCCTTCGATTTCCGTGACCTCCGAATAGTAACTGTCATGGATCGCCAGCCAGCGCGCGATTGTTGATTTGCCCTCGCCCTGACTTGTGCCAATCAATACCGGAACGTCGTCAAACTTGCAGCCCGGCATATACAGCCGATGGATGCCGCCAGCAAAGATCAGGCGGCTCACCTCGCGGGTGTAGGCATTGTCCTCCGCTTTCATCCATTTTGTCAGAAAATGTTCGATCCGGTTCTCTCCATCCCACTCCAGTGTGTCAACAATATCGCGGATCGGGTGATACTCGCGCTCCCGGAACAACAGGCGTAGCGCGTCATAATGCTTGCTCTCGCTATGCATGTTATAGACGGCTTCGATGTAGTGCCTGCTTTCTGCTTCGTCTGCGTCGCTCCACCTTCGCGTCTCTCCGTTGGCGGTGACTTCCGGGGCGTTCATCAGCAAATTGTATCTCACTGTGCTGTATCGCGGATCGCACCGCATAACGCGGAGGAAGTTATCTATCGTCACGCACGGTGCGCCTTTTTCGTCCAGCTTTAGGGCGATCTTTTGATTCTCCACCGCCAGCGCCCTGTTATAAGCTTTCGCGTCCGTGTCGTCTTTTTTTCTGTACGCCGATAGCATCCTGTTAACCGCGGTGGTTATATTAAGTTCCCCGGCCCTGACCTGCATTAATGCCTGGATGCGCATACGCTCAAACTCATCTTCAATGTCAAACGACCATATCACGCTGTTTATTAGGGTCTGCTTGTCCATTGACGCAACGTTTTTGTCTGTCAAGTCTTCCTTCGCCAAGATTTCCGCCAGTTGTCTCACCACTCTTTCCTGTGGCCAATATCTCCTCTATCCCGTCCGCATAAAAGCGGTCAATTAGCCGATCCTGCCGCTCTTTGCCGAGCACAGCGGCAACAAACCGATCATCCCATTCCGCATCGGGGGATTTCGGGGCGAACCGCTTAATGTCATGTTCGAGTCGCCCCTTTTCGTCCCAGAGCCGGTATTCGATCTCCGCGTATTCGTCCCGCATCATCCGCTCGATCCGCTGCGATTCTTGCCGTTGTCGGGCAACTCGCAACTGCTCCCTCGCGTCCCGCTGTTCCCGGAGCGTGGGCCGCCGACCAATCGGCAAGCCCAGCCCGAAATCGTCATTAATACGTGCGATTGCACCCCTAAAATCCAGCCCAAACAGGCCTTTGACCAGATCAATGACATCTCCATGCCACCCGCACCCATAACAGTAACCAAAGCCGTTTTTGATGCTGAATGATGGTGTTCGTTCTGAATGAAATGGGCAGGGCGCGAATCCTGCCCGGTTAAATGTGATGCCGTAGTGCTCTGTGGCATCCGATATTGTCACGCGCTGTTTGATTATGGATGCAAGGTCTGTATATTTATACATTGTGCTTCAGCGCGGTTTCGCCTGCGCTCTCGGCATATACAAAACGATAGCCTTTCACCGACAACCTGCCATTTGATCGGCACGACCTGCTTATATTTGATTGGCTGTCGCCGATGTGTTGCGCGGCCTCCGTCTGACTTCTGAACATTTCTCCTGTTGTTATGGAGATTACAGCGCGCAAACAAGAATGTTGACCATTGTACATGCTGTGTAGCGTGTTTTCTCCGTTTGTGCACCACTCTAAGTTCGTCACGCAGTTATTGCCCCTGTCGAAGTCTTTATGGTTTACCTGTGGCAGCGCAAGCGGGTTAGGCAAGAAGGCTTCTGCAACGAGCCTGTGAACGGTGGCGTGCTTTCCGTGGTATATACCAACCTGCATATAGCCTGTCTGCTTGTTTTTATGCTGTGCTTTTACCCTCCCGATAAGTGGTTTTTTATATATACGTTTCCCATCAACGACCGTTATTTGCCGATCTATACTTCTGACGTTCCCAAAGTTAGAAACTTCTAGGTAACCTTCATACCCCTTCGCGGACTTCCAAATTTCTTGCACTAATCTCCCCTCCAATACTCAAGTATCCGCACGCATCCACGAATGAGTCCTTCTTGAAGTTCCCGCCCTTGATCCTGGCCACCTTGAGCAATGCCATCATCATGGCCACATCAACTTCATCGACCAGGTTATCGCCCAAGTAGGCGTTCCAGAGCTTTGAGATTCGGTAAAAATTGTCCTCCGGGTCGCCGTATTGGTCTTGACGGTCGTGACAAACACATGCCATTGCATCGGTCAGAATGTTTTTGCGGGTGATTAATTGAGCCATTTCTTTCCCTCCCGTATCTATTTAACTATCCGTTTCCGGTACGTCCTGGTCTTGTGGTACTCCTCAACCTTCCTTGTCTTGCCCAGCACCTCTTTGAGCAGGTTGATCATATTCCGGCCCTTGTCGCTCCGCAGGAACTCGACAATTGGGTAATTGGCTTCGGCCATATCCTTGTGCTGTCTGCGTTCTCGGCGAACTCGTTGCAGGCGCGTGGCCAACTTATTGCGTTGGTTCTTGTCGAGCACGTCCAGCTCCAAGCTGTGCAGAATGTCCTGCGTCTCCTTGTCGCGCAGCCCTGCTTGCTCATATGAGTAGGTGTAATCGCGCTCTGCCTGCGCAAACGCGGTCAAAATGTCTTTTATGTCTTGTGCAAGCATCTTTCCTCCATCTATTTCAACGCTTCCCTCGCGGCGTAATAAAGAATCCCGTATATGATCTGCCCCGTTTCCTCCGGCTTGCAGAAAATGATCGTGATATTGAACCGCACCTGCCACGATAGCAGGGTGGCAATCAGGCTCTTGGGTGATAGCTTGCTTCGGTAATCGTGCAGGAATATTTGAGACCACGAGCAGTTTTCAATGAGCAGGAACACCTTGATTTTGTCGGCCTTCGCCCGTAGGAACTCGCGCTCGAACCTGTCACGGTCGGCGGTCATGTTCCCGCACAGCTCGTCAATGGACGCTTTGCGCTCCACCACAACGTCATGTTCCAGTGTCATATCATCCAGCATGGCGGAGTAATCGCCTGTGTCCAATTTCCGCGCTGTGTGGGCTACCTTGCACTTGTCAAAGTAGCCCGTCACATGGTCGTTAACCTGTTCCCTGCTGTCGCAGACGATCACCAACTGCTTGAGCGCGTCCGTTATCTCTGCATCGGTGTAGTGACGTTTCATGCTTCGCCCTTAAAACGGGAGTTCCGATTCGTCCATTTCCGTGAACCCTGAAATATCCGTGATGGTCTGCCGCTCGGGAATCTCTCCAACCCACGCTGGGATATTGGCGGCTTTCTTTTCGCTGATGAACCACGCCACCTTGAGATAGCCGTTATCATCCTCTTTAAGCTTTGCCGCGCCGATGCAGCCAACCCACCCGAGGAAGTTAAAATCTCCTTCCTCGATCTGCGGAAATGCATCGAAGAATTGTGTCATGTTGCGGTTAAAATACTGATTCTGGACAATGTAGTGCTTGATCTTTATGCTGGATCCGTTCGGCTGGACGGTAACAACAATCATCGGATTGCCTGAGCTTTTCGAAACGGTTTCTTCCGCGTCAACGATTGCCACGCGGTATTCGCCGGGTTCAAGCCTGCTCTGTTCCTCGCGTGCATAATCCCATCCCGACATTTATCTTCCCTCCTGTGTTCTTAACCACGGCATATAGCCATCGTAGTATTTCATAGAGATATTCATCTGCTTCCCAATCGGAAGCCGCCGCAGTCTCCCGTCCGCCCGCATAACGCTCTTGTCGCGCATAGACTCATCCTTAAAGAATCTGCACATCGGCGGGCATTTCGTGTATGTTAGCGCGATGCACTTATCGTCAGCGCGCATAACGCAATCCTTCATTCTTCCTCCTTAGTATCTTGATTGCCAGCTGTCACAATAGGTCTTGACAAGGTTGTGCTTGTCCAGAAAACCCATAAAGTGCTTGATTGTGCGCTCGATTGGGTAAACCTCGTCCGGTCGGTATGTTTCTGTGTAGACATACGTTCCGTCGCAAATCTTGTACTGAAACTCTCTCGCTTCCGGCACAAGCGCAAAGTACATCGGGTGCTGCGGGGAATCCAGATACTTCCCAACGTGGTAGGTCTTGCTGTACTTCGTATCGTAGACTATCCCGGCTTTCAGATAGTCCAGCCGCCCATACAGCACGAAGTTGATCCCATCAATGGTTACATCCTTGGACAGTGCCGCTTGCTGCTGTGCGCCCCAAAGCGTGAGGGTCAAGTCCGTAATCGGGGCGTACCATTCGTGCGACGGGTCAATCGGCACACCGTTTAGCGTGGAGTTGAGGATATTTTCAAAACGCTGGCCGTCAAGCATCTGTTTGGTTGGCTTGATCGGCTCACGCCGGAGGGTGGACAGAAAATCCTCGTATCCATCCTCCAGCTTTAGCCCCCACTGCCATGCCGATATCAGCGACTGCGTAATCAGAAAACGCTTACTCGCCCTTTGCGACATAGGCTTTAACCTTCGCGTCGTAGACATAGTCCAACTCTTTGATCTTCGCCTTGAACGCCGCCTCAAGCTCCTTCTGGCTGGTCAGTGCGTGAGCGAGTGCGCGGATATCATTCAGCGCGGGGATCGCGTCCTCGGGTGCCTTGATGTTTGACAGAACGGCTTGTCCATCCGCGATTGCCTGTTCATAGGCTTCCTGCTGGGGTTTAAGCGACGCGGATTCAGCGGAGATATTAGCCTTCACCTGGGCAAAGAGTTTCGCAAGGAATCCGTTCGGTTCGCCGTCCTTCAATTCGGGCACTTTGACCAGCCCCTTAATGCCATAGGCGGATTTCGCGTTGTAATTCATGGTCGGCGTGAACCCGAGGTAGCGTTCCCCGTTCACAATGTGCAAGTGCGCCCCAAGGTCGGCAGGCTGCCACACAAGTGTCCGGGCCGAACCTTCACAAACAATGTCATAGAACACGTTGTCGTCCTGTTTTTCCTTGCTCTCGTGGAACAGGTAGATGACATTGAACTTCTTGCGCAGTTCGGCGGAGAAGCGGAGGAATTCGGTCTTGACCACGCCGAACCCTTGCAAGCTGATCCCGCCGGATGCTTTGCTTGCTTTCGGGTCAGTCCGCACCGCCCAGTCTTTGAGCAGGTCGATCAGTGCGCCGCAGGTGTCGATTGCGATTGTGTGGTACTTGCTTTCTGCGGCCTTTATATCTGCAAGCAGTTCCTCGTATGTCGGTACGATGCTGCTGTCTTTGCGGTGTTCGGGCTTGACGCGGGCCATGCCCTCGTCAGCGTCAATGAGAAGTACGTTGGGCGCGGACAGCGCAAGCGTTGTTTTGCCTGTGCCGGGCATCCCCGTGATGATCGTGATGATGTTCTTGTCGCTAAAATCCATGTTTTCGGGTTTGATAATTGCCATTGTCTTTCCTTTCCTTATTTATATCTATTTGCTTACGTGCCCGCCGTTAGGGTGGGTCAACGCCTGTTCAAGAGTCCAGCCGCGCTTTAATCTGCTGTGTAGCGTCGCGCAACGGATACCCAGCAACGCGCCCCACTCGCTCAGCGTGTGAAATTCGCCGTTGTACTCATGCACCCCGGGCTTTCGGCCCATCCTTGATCGGACGGGGGCGTTCCTATGCTTTGCCTGGTCCCGTTCGGCGCTGAGCCGCTCCAGAATCTTTGCTGGCTCGATCTCGCCGCAAAGCAAATCACACCAGGGACCCTCGAAAAAGTCCGTCAGCCCGCCAAACGATTCGTGCCCGTTGGCATACTGGAGCGGGTGTCGCTTGGCGTCGCTTGATACATCAAAGGCCGTGTCGCACATGTACCTCCAGTCATCAACGGCTTGCTCGACAACCGCAGCTGCTAACAGGGACAGTCCGTGGTCGTCATAATCGGTCTGCATCACCAATCCTCCAATCGCTTATCCTGCATGCGTTCGTCAGGCAGCATTTATAGATCCTCATTCGCGGCCTCCATTTCATGGCGCAGACTGTCTTTGATGTAATAATCGCGCCCGTACGCTTGGCAAAGCGCCTCGGCTTTCCGGCCAAACTCGGCCCAGTTGATATTCGACGGGTGATAATTCAGCTTTCCGATTTTGAACAGGTCGATATATGCGCCGGTTTCAATCAGGCGATAAATGGCTGCTGCGTCAAGTACGGGTTCGCACGACACCCATGTATG